ATGGCAGTAAAAAACAGAATGTTCCAGCCGGGAGCGATCCTGCATGAAGTAATTGCTGGAACGTTTCGTTCTAGCGGAACCAGCTTCGAGGCATGGTGCCGTGAAAACAGGATCAATCCTAGCACGGCAAAGAACGCGACTTTCGGCCAATCAGGTGGCGACAAGGGAGTTGCCTTGCGCACGAGGCTGATTGAGGCGGCTGGCCGCGACGTGGTTGAAGTGGCGTATCGCAAGAGGATGCTTCACGAGGTTGCCCGCCTAGATGAGGTGGCGGCATGAAGGACGTCACACGAGCAGACCTTTTGAAGGCGCGTAAGAAGATAACTGATCAGCAATGCTGGCTGGATGCGTTAGTTTCGCCCACGTCGAGCTTTACGGACGTCCAGAAGGTTCATGCCATCATCGCGATTGCGAAAACGCTGGACGATCCAGCCGTTTCAGAGGGCGCGCTATATGCGTCCAACGTGTTGAATGGCAAAGGAAACTACCTGCGCAGGGTCGCCAAGGACAAATTTGCGGACGGCAATTTCGGCATCCTTCCGAAGTTCGTGGCGGTGGTCGGATGAGCCACATCAGCGATATCAAGCGCGCCCAATGCGCACAGCGCACTCTGGCCGAGGAGGCCTTGGCGGGCCTGTCGGATCGGGAAAAGGTCAACTTTGCCTTGGCCCTGATGATGAAAACCACAGATGCGGATGCGGTGGCGACGATCCGGTTTGCGGGCAGTCAGCTGGCCGAATTGGCCAACATCCTGACGCGTGAAGCGTTTGAGGGTGAGGTCCGGCCATGAGTGCGCTGGCCATCAAGGGCAGCGGGTTCACCTATTGGGTGATGGATGGTGCGGTTGCCGTTGCTGGCCCGTGTTCATCGCTGGTGTCGGCGCAGACCAAGCTGGACGCGCTGGAGCGCGCCAAGCGGGTGAAGGAGCGCCCCTGCATCCGGTGCCGCACCGTATTCATGAGTGAGGGTGCGCACCACCGCATGTGCGGTGTGTGCCGGTCCACCACATCGAGCGATGCGGGCGATTACACCTGCGCGCCGCGCGCCTCGCGCCGGTCAATCACCAATTAAATGCTGGAGCATAGCCCCATGACGTTTGAATTGCGCCTGATCCCCAAGACCGTCCATCCGCAGGTGGCCGATCTGCACCCCGAGGTGCTGCGCCTGGTCGGTGCGGCCTACCGCGTCAAGCTGGATAGCCATTTCAAATCCGAGATGGGGTTCATGCCCAGTAGTGACCAAGCCGCCAAGGCGCTGGCCTGTGCGCTGGGTGAGGCCATCGAGGATTTGGCAGAGGATGGCAACATCAAGGCCGTGCGCGACGAAATGGTGGCGCTGGTTGATGAGGTCGTCGCGGCGGCGGTCAAAGGCTTTATGCTGGGAGAGCGTCGTGATGGGTAAGTTGGGGGAGGGCTTTGTAGATAGCCCGACTAGGAGCGGCAGTTGTTCAATCGGCGCGAGGATGGCTATTGAACAACCAATTGCACAACCATTGAACAACCGTGAAAAGTGGCTCGGTTCGGACGTTCTTTCGGCTCTTGCTGGCGTCAGTCAACAGGCGGTAAGCAAGAACCTCAAATCGCGAAAATGGCGCGGTTGTGACCTGTTGGTAAAGTTGGTGGATATCGGTCGCGGTGGCGCTGGCGGCAAGGCACCTCAGGTTCATGTAGATAGCCTGCCGGCCGATCTACGCGAGGCGTGGTATCTGGCGCGCGGCATTGTGCTGCACGAGAAGCGTGACCCGGTTACTGACAAGACAGTGCTGGTGCCCGAGCAACGGTTTCAGCCTGACGTAAAACACCAGCGATCCCTTTCAATCGGGCAATGGCGCATGGACGTGATCCGGCCTGCGTTGGCGTATCCCAAGGGATCGGCTGAGCGCGGCGCCGCACTGATGGACATTGCGAATACCGTGCGGCGTTTCCCCAATGGCAAGCGCAAGGCAGTCACCGTCCAGACCCTGTATAATTGGGTCAGGGCCATCGAGAATGAGGGCCTGAGTGGCGTGGTGCGCAAAACGCGCACTGATGTCGGGGCCAAGCGCAAGAAAGTCAGCCGCGCATGGGATGCGTTTTTCCAAGCGCATATCGACGCGGACACCCATACCCGCGTGAACCATGATCTGACCAAATATATACGGTCGCTTTGGGGCGCGGGCGAGCGTGGCTGGCGCGCCATTACCGAGAAGTCCACCACCAAGCTGATCGAGATGAGCCGCGATTTGAACGTGGTCGCGTTTGATGCGCTGGAGCTGGGCCGATCCGGCGACACCACCAAGGACCACACCCAATTTGGCGTCTGTTGCGTCAGTCGACGCCTTGTCGAGCGCGAGCGCGCCTACAAGCTTTTGGCGATCAAGGACAAGGACAACGCGGTATTTTCCGACTATTACATGCCGTCGATCCGCCGCGATTATTCCACCCTGCTGCCGCGCCAGGTTGTCGTGGGTGACGTGCACCCCGTCGATGTCATGATGAAGCGCGAGGACGGCACCACCGTCTATCCCAAGGCCATCGCCTGGTATGACGTGGCCACCAATGAAATCCATATGACGTTTGTTCTGTGCGAGCCCGGTGAGGGCATCCGCCGCGAGCACGTCGCCCAGAGTTTTGAGGCGATGGTCGATGAATGGGGCCTTCCTGAGCTGCTGTATCTGGATAATGGTGCCGAGTATTCATGGGATGAGATGATCAGCGGCTATACCGAGCTGTCGAAGATTTCCAAGGGTGGCCTCAAGGTATTCGATCTGGAAGGCGATCCAGAGGTGAACAAGCGCGTGATGCACGGTCGCGAGGCCATCGTGCGGTCAATGCCCTACAACGCCAAGGGCAAGCCCGGTATCGAGGGCGCGTTCGGTAACATCGAGCAAGTGTTCTTCGCGACGATCCGCGGCTGGACCGCTGGCGAGCGCATGAACAAGAAAACCCACGCCAAGGGTAAAGACCCGATTGCGTTCAAGGGTGATGCGCAGGCGTTTCTTGAGACCGCTGGCAAGGCGCTGGAGTGGTATCACAAGCGCCCCCAGCATGGCCGGTTGAAGGGCAAAAGCCCGAACGAGGCAATGAGCGGTTTTATTGATCAGGGATGGGGCAAAACTACGCTGTCGCGCCCCGAGGTGCTGGCGCTGGCCTTTGCCGAGGAGATCGATCGGGTGCCGGATCGCGGGCGTGTCAGCTTTACCCCGCGCCGTGGCGAGAAGATCTATTATTACGCCGACGAGCTGTTGGGATACGACAGCAAGATCACCTTGCGGGTGCCCGCGTTCAACCCCGAGTTCGTGTTCTGTTTCGCCGATGGTGAGCTGATCTGCCAAGCCTTCCCCGAGCAGACCTACGGTGTCCTCGACAGTGCGGGTGCGCATGAGGTCAATCGCCGTGGCAAAGCGTTCCGTCGATCAATCGCCGAGAAGCGCCGCCACGTCGCGTTGCTGAGCCTGACCGATGAGACCGAACGCCACATCGCCCACATGCCCGATGCGCCAGACGTGCCCGTCGCGGCGGTCATCGATGCCGGGATCATTGACCGCATGGCCCGCATGCAAGGCGAGGCGCGCAAGGCGCTTTTGCGCGAGGCAGAGGAAAACAAACCCAAAGCCCCGCCAAACCAGTGGAAAACCGGCCCGAACGCCGTCGTGGCCGCGTTCAAGTTCGCAGATGATGATGAGGAGGATGCCTGATGGAAGGCTTTATTAAAACGGCGCAGGCCGACGAGGCGTTTGCAATGTGCAAGACCGTCCTAGGCGCGCGCAAATACAGCCGGATCGGCCAGATCACCGGCGACCCCGGCACCGGCAAATCGACACTGACTACCTGGTTGGCCGAAGAGCTGGCCGGTGTGCGCGTCGAGTGCTGGATGGATATGGGTGACAAGGCCCTGCTGGAGGAGATCGCGCTGGGGCTGAACGCCCAAGGTGCCAGCCTGGACGTGACCGGCACCGCACCCACGCTGTTTCGCAAGATCAAGGCTGAGTGCGCTGGCAAGCTGATCCTGATCGATGAGGCAAACCAACTGAAATGGGGAACGCTGGAGAAGCTGCGCGGCCTGTCGGACATCGGCGGAGCGGGTATCGTTCTGGCGGGCACAGACATTCTGGCCAAGCGGTTGGTCGAGGCGCGTGTGCGGGTTTATCTGACCCAGCTGCGCCAGCGCATCGGTGCCAAGAAGGTGTTAATGCGGGCGATCACTGATGACGCTGAGCTGTCCGCTTATGTGATCGCACCACGGTTCGGTCAGGTCACCAAGGCCACGGCAAAGCGGTTCCGCATCCTGAGCCGTGGCGAGTGGCGGTCGGCGCTTGAGCTGGCTGATGCCTGTGCCCGTCTGATGAGAAACGAGGACATCGATAAGATCGACGAACGCGTGGTCGAAACCGCCGCCGCATGGATGGCGGGCCGGTCATGATGGACCCTAGAGAAATCATAAGCGATGCCGAGATCGAGCGGGTTCATGCCTTCGCAAACTTTGGCGATGCGTCCAAGCGTAGCGTTGTCGATCAGGCGATTTTGCAATGTGCAAGTGGCTATGCCAACGGCCACACCGCCCAGGAAATCATCATCGAGCATGGCCTTGCAAAGCTGGGCCGGACAACCCGCAAAGCCGCCATAACAGCAAAGGGGCGCACGTATCTATTTGCAGCGTTTGCAGAGGATCGCAAAGGCTTGAAAGAGGCAGATGCCGACATCGCGCACTTGCTCGAAAACCTGAACCTTGATGCCGATATAAACGCTGAGTTTGAGGGTGCGGATGGTGAGATGACCCTTGATGCCCGCCGCCTAGAAACTACCGCCCGCCGTCTGGTGCGCGAGGCAGGATATGACCTGCCGGAAACTGTGAAAGGGGAGATGAAATGATCCTGTTTTGCCTACTCGGGCTGCACCGCTGGCGAGAAAGTACACGCATGCCAAGCGAGGACGTGTGCTGCCGCTGTCGGTTGCGCCGCCACCCGGATTGAAACCTGCCCAAATAATTGAGGAAATTGAAATGACCCATCTTGCAGAAAAAGCATACGGAGCGAGTGTTCGGCTTGGCTACGCCTGCTGTCATGCCATGAGCGATGGCGCATCCCATGAAGATGTAATTCAGGCCGTCGAGCACACGCTTCTTGTTGTAAAACGCAATCGCGACATGGGCATCGCCGAGGCGTCCCTTGCAATTTCAGCGAAGGGTGATTGTCGTGCCTAAATTCACGCCAGAGCCGATCTGCAAGCCCTGCGGTCTGATCACCCATCGCACCGCGAGCGGCCTGCACAAGTGCCTTAAATGCGGCGAGTGGGTGCGCGCATGAGCGACATCGAGCTTCATGTGCGCCGCGCCGCAACTGCCAAGGCCAAAGTCAAAGCCACTGCACGTGGCTGGAGCATGTTGAGCAAGGACGAGATCATCGCCCTCGCTTTCATCGCGGATGTGTTTTTGGAGGATGGCATTTTGCCCAATCCCGCACCCGCAAAACCGGCACCCGCCGTGATTTCAAACGTCTGACAAAAGGAAAAGACATGCCGCTAGATAAAATACCAGATGGCTACATGATGAACCCGGATGGTGCACTGATGCCCATCGACAAGGTGAAGCCAGCCCACAAGCTGGAGGATGAGACGGTGCGCCGCCTGATCGCCGAGGCCAAAGTGGTGAGCGCCGCGCTGGCCAAGTTCAAGGATATCGCGATGGGCGATGCGCAGACGTTCCGCGCGATGGTGGCAGAGCAATACGGTGCCAATAAAGGCGGGGCCAAAGGCAATATGACACTGCGGTCCTATGACGGGGCGCTGTCCATAAAGGTTCAGGTGTCCGAAACCATCGATTTCGGTGCCGAGCTGCAAGCTGCCAAAGAGCTGATCGATGATTGCGTCGAGGACTGGAGCGCGGGATCGAACGACAACATGAAGGTGCTGATCAACAACGCCTTTCAGGTTGGCAAAGAAGGCAACATCGACACGGGTCGTGTGCTGGGGTTGCGCCGCTTGGATATCACTGACGCCAAATGGGAGAGCGCGATGAACGCGATTTCCGATGCCGTGCGCGTCACTGGATCGCGCACCTATATCCGCTTTTACGAGACCGGCCAGGACGGGGAAAGTCACGCGATCCCCCTTGATCTGGCGTCGGTCTGACCTCGCACATCTAACCATCCCACCGGCCAATCCGGCCACATCCCAAAGAGAGAGAAAACCATGAACAAAGCTGACCTGATCAAAGCAATCGCCGCCGATGCGGGCGAGACACACGCGACCGTCGAGGCCGTGCTGGATGCGCAAGCAAAGGCCACATCCAAGGCCCTTGGCGAGGGTGGCGAGGTGATCATCCCCGGCGTCGTGAAGCTGGGCACAAAGGCACGCGCCGCACGGATGGGCCGCAATCCCAAAACCGGCGAGGCAATCCAGATCGCGGCCAAGACCGTCGTGACCACCAAGGTGCTTAAGGGTCTCGCTGACCACGTAATCTAAGCACCCCACCACCGCGCCGCCCTCCCTCGGCGCGGTGGTATTGAACAAGGAGTTAGAGATGTCGGAAGTCAAGATAACAACCTCGGGCGAGCTGCACCTTGATGGCGACATCGTGGGCCGGATCGAATGGCTGCGGCCATACGTCGAGGGATCAGTCGCGGGCACATACGATTTCGACGAAATGGTCGATGAATGGGGCAATCGGATCGATTGCGCAAATTGCGAGGAGCTCCAAGACAAGTTGGGCGATCTGGAGAGCCCCGCCAACGGGCAAGTGGTCCCGCTTATCGCAAAGATGCGCAAGGAGGCGCTGACCAAAGAGGGCGTGCTGATGTCCAGTATTGATGCGCTGGGAGCCGTCATTTGTAAAATGGATTTTGAGCTATGACCGTCCGTCAGGTGACCATTGCTGAGGTCGCGGCGGTCGCTGGACTGACCCGAAAGCATGTGCGGCGCATGGCCTACCGCGCCACGCTGGGCCGGTCGTGGTGTGGCGCGGATATGCGCCTGATCTTTGTAAAGGGTGGTGAGGTTCTGGTCGAGATGCCGACGCTGCCTGATCATATCCGTGAGGCGTTCGTGATGCTGGATCAAGCCGATCTGCCGCTACCCCCCCCCCCCTTGGATCAAAGTAAATTTTAACGATCCAAGCCCCCTAACAATCCACTAATGAAAGACCGGACCATGAGCACCCCCAAGACATCCCCCGCGCGTCGGAATGCCGACCTTGCGACTATCCACATCGGTGCGAAGGCCTTGTTCGGCGATGTGTCGAAAGGTGCAGATGGTCGTGACGCTTACGAGGCGTGGTTGGAGCGTCACACCGGCAAGCGATCAGCGGGCAAGCTGACGACAGCTGAGCGCATCGATCTGATCAAGATGATGCGCAAGGAGGGCTTGTTGCCTGACCGCACACCCGGTGGCAAAGGCCCGACCGCCAATGGCGAGGAGCGCCCGACATCGGCGCAGTGGGCCAAGATCGCCGCTGTGGGCCGCGCGATTGGGTGGCAGGATGGCCTTGAGGATGAGCGCCTGCGGTCGTTTGTAAAGCGCACGGCAAAGGTCAGCTCGACCAAGTTTCTGAGCCGCACACAGGCCAGCAAGGTGATCATGGGTTTAGAGAATTGGGCTGCGCAAATGCACGATAACCAGCAGGGCCGGTCCGATGCACCTGTTTAGAATAGTTCGCGCCGGGATCGCCGAGCATGATCTGATCCTGAGCAACCCGAATTGGACCGAGGACCAAACCTTCGCGGCGACCGATGCCGTTCTGGGCATTATGGCCGCGTTGGATCGTCGCAATGAATATCTGCTCGCGTTGGCATTACGAGAGGGGTGTGTCGATGCAATGCCCTAAGTGCGGAGGCCGTGGTCTCGTGACTTCGACTTTCAATTTCGGAACCACTGTTCAGCGGTATCGGCGCTGCCCGATTTGCAACCATCGCTGGAAGGCGTGGGAGGAAATAGACCCTGCAAAAGTGCGGGCCAAGAAAAGCGGCGCTGGAACAAAAGGCAATGATCTATTTGAAAAAGCTGAATAAAAAGGAAATCCGGTGGCCCGAAAGTCTGATCCTTGTATAGCAGCGACCGCTGGACAAACCATCGCTGGCATTGGCCACAACGGTGCGCCGGTCGTAAGCGCGCTGTCCGTCAATGATCTGGCCAAGCACCTGTTCGAGGCAATTGGCCCGAGGTGCGATACGGCAATCCCGCCTTTTGAGTGTGGCGCACCTTGGACTGGTTACGCCACCGATGCCGACCTCAAGCGCCTTGGCAAACTGCAAGCCCGCATCATCCGCCGCGAGCGCGCGTTGAAAGAGCTGCGTGCCGAGCGAAAGCGGATCATGGAAAAGAACATCAAGCGCATGCGCCGTGCAAATGGACAAAATTGAAAAGGATCAGAAAGTGACTTTAGCAGAAAATGCGATCAAGAGCGCCCTGGAGCGCCGTCTGGCGCGAGCGGTGGTGATCAAGGATGCCGACGCCTACGAGCGGCTATATGGCGAGCTGAGGGTCAGCATGACCAACGCGTGGAGTGTGGCCATGCGGGATGGCATAGCCGCCGCCTTGGACCGTCTGAGAGACCTTGGACCGGGCAAGTTCACAAAAGAGGACGGTGCGACTATCATGCGGGTTCTGGAGGCGTCAGTGGGCACCGAGGCGATCCGCGCCGCGATGCGCGAGCCTGTGGTCAACCTTACCGACGTCGTATTCCGCACAGGTGCCGAGGAAGTGGGTAAATCGGTCGGCGTGTCGATAGCCTTTGCCCGCCCCGATCTGGATGCCCTCGACGTTCTCAAGCAAGGAAATCTTTACTGGATTGGCAACAGTTGGAACATCAAGACCCAAGACAACATTGCCAGAATACTGAACGATTACTTTACCGAAGGCATGACGCGCGAGGGTTTGACCCAACGGTTCGCCGAAGATTTCGCCGGAATGTCGGACCGCAGTATCGTGTATTGGGAGATGCTGGCCGATCATACCGCCACCAAGACGCGCGAAATCGGCCGAGTTACCGGCTACGAGCGCGCCGAGATCGCCCGCGTCCAGGTGCGCGCCCAGATCGATGAGGGCACAACCGAGATATGCCGCCAGATGAATGGCCGGATCATCGAGGTCACCAAAATGCGCGCGCAGGTGATCGAGTATCTGGACGCCGTTGGCAAGCGCGACGAGCCGCGTGCCAAAGCCGCGTGGGCGATGAACAATGATGGTGAAGTTGACCTAAGCGACATCAACGATGAAGACCTTGATGCGAATATCGCAAGCCCGCCCTATCACTTTCGGTGCCGCACGATCACAGTAGCCTATTTCGATTAGGGCCTTTGGCAGCCTTGAATATCACCGGAACATAAGACAAAGGGACGGCCTCAATTTGGAGGTCGTCCCTTTGTCGTGCATACCGTTTCACGTGAGTTTCCTCAGCTTAGCATGATGTATGCCAGCGGCATGACCTCATCAAACCGAGTTTTGCCGTCACACCGATATTCCAACGAAAGGCTCAGCTCGATCCTGCCTGGTATCAGATTATCGGGTGGGCGGAACGTGGATTGCACCCGCTGAAAGGTTAGCCCAACCTGTTGCGGCGGTGTGAGGGTGACGCCGGGAATACCAATATCGCGCACATCGCGAAAAATTGGGGTCGACGCGATGAACGTGCATTCAGACCCCAGGACGGTTCGACGCATCATATAGCGCGCTGTCACATCTTCGCCTTGGCTGACGGGCTCCAGCACATAGCTTTGCTCTAAGCGCACGATCAAAAAGCGGTTCTCGCCTGTGATGTCGTCGATCTTGTCGGCAAGTGCTTTGACCTCAGCAGATGTCGCCAGCTGGTCTATGCCAAACTGGTTCGACACGAATTCTGTGATCTCGTTTGCCGCAAAATAGACGACGATTGAGAAGAGCGTCGAGAACGAAGCGGCACCAACGCCCCAAATAATCAGCGCATCCTTGAGCCATGAAGCCGTGCGTTGGGTCCGCGTTGGCTCTATCGTAGTGATTTCGTTTGTCATGATGCACTTCCTTTCATGTGCTGTCGAAAATGCCAGCGGATCGCGCCGATACGGACCCCGGCAAACATCGCGGCGCGCCAAATAGCTGGCATGCCCAACACTCCCAGAGCCTCGTGGAACACATGATCGCAATGGCGGCGCGTGTGGTCGCCGCTTTCCAGCATCCAATCGTGAAGCGCCGCCGCCTGGATGTAATCAGGGTGCGCCATCGGCACCAAGGCGCGAAACAGCAATGGGACAGACGCACCGTCGAACACGAAGCCATCCGGCACTACCACGATCTGGGCAGGTTGTTGGAGATCCCCGACCGCGTATCGAAACCCGTCCCGAACCTGCCAGCGAGGACGCTGGAAGCCCGGCGGTAACAGCCGCGCAAGACCCATTGCGGTGCCGGGAACGGCCATTACGATTAACGGTTCGGTAAAGCTGGACATCAGACGCCAGCACCCATGCGTCCCGCCAAGTCCCTACGCCGTTCAGCGCTTGCGACGGTGTGAATGTCGCACAGCGCAGACGTGTAGAGACCAGCGGCACAGGCGCGCGCCACAGTGTCGTCGATCCGGTTCTGATCGGCGATGGTCACACCCTGTGCGCCGGGGAGTTCATCGCCGATGACACGATCAACGCCGCCGACACTTGCCGGTTGCGAAGTCGAACACGCCGCCATCAACGATGCAGCGATCAAAAATGCTACTTGCCTGATCAGCTTCATCTTGTGCCTCCTGATTGGTTTCATTGACCTCAGCCCGGCTGCTGGCCTTGCCGAGCTGGAACATGCCGAGCGCGCCAGCGGCGATGATGCTGCTTAGCAACAGTGAGGCCAGCAGGAGCGCGATGCCGCCACGCATCAGGCCAGCCCACGCATACAGAGTTCAGTTTCCTTGGTGCGCCGATTGACAAGGCCGCGCACGACGCGCCCGCCCGCTTTGTTCCACCAACCGAGAGCCGTGCAGCCGCCCGCGATATCGGACTGGTTAAGCCGCCGCACTGCGGTGCTTTTGGCCGTACCTGCCACACCGACGTTGTAGGCCAGACTGGTATAGGCGACGTCGCGCGCCAACGGGAGCCGGTGAGAGACAGTATCGTCAGTGAACGCAGGACGTAGCCGGTCACGATAATCCAACACCTCGCGCGAGAACATCGCATCGCATTCCCGTTTGGTGTAGTTATCCCCCAGCGCTACGCCCTTGGTTTCGCCATAGCAGACCGTGGGCACCCCCACGATGTCGAGATAGGCATCAAGACGCAGCCCCTCCCATCCGCCGATAAAAGGGACTGCCACCTGCAAGAATGCCGTATCACGGGCGTTGCTGCCGCTTGGCGCGACTGCCACGTGCGGTGCGATAGTCTCGGCGGGCTGCATTTTTGCCATAGCCGACGCCGCGAGATTGCTCAGTGCCAGTATAGCAAGTACGGCGATCACCATGACACCGATGAGCCAAGGAAATTGTGTCTTGTCGCGATCAATCCCCTGATCCCAGATGCGCCCGATGATACCGTAGATCAGCAACAGAATGCCGATGACCCACCAGATGCGGGGGTTCGTATCGACATCGAACAGCCCGAAGATGATTTCGGGCATCAACAGACACAGCAGGCTTGCATAGAATGCCCACATACTGTGCGCGCTGATCGCAATGGTTTGCCAATTCGGAATAAGTTTCATGGTTCTCTCCTAGTTTTCGTAATTGGGGATGAGGTTTTAGGCGCTAATCGCGTCGGGCGAGCTGATCTTGAGTGCTTGAATTTCGAGAACACGGATGGACCATTCCAGCATCTTGGTCGCGGCGTTGCCGGTGAAGGCATACCTGCGCAGACGCCACGCGAGGAACGTGGTCACCAGCTCATCGTCTGTTCGGCCATCAAGCTCAGAGATTGCATCGACGCCAGATTTGCCATCGCCGACGCCGATCTTGGCTAACAGGCGCTCGCATACCTGTGCGCCCTGGTCGTATGCGCAGTCGAAGGCGGCGACGGCGAGTTTCGGCGGCATAGCCTCGCAACCGATGCGATCCCAAAGATCGAGGCCTGCCTGCTCTTGCGCCTCGTTGGTGATTTCACCCATTGAAATCGCCATGGCCAGCGCGACCAGTGACGGCGTGGAAGCCCCCACGGCGGACGGTGCCGCCTTTTCTTGCTGGGTCGTGGTGTCGGTTGGTTTGACCTGATTTGTTGCAGCATCATCAGGCGCAGACTGCGCCGGGGAGGCCTTGTCTTTGTTGGCGTTTTGCTTGGTCATGGTATCGTTCCTTTGTTGCTGGTTGATATTCGGCGTGTGTGCCTATCCTCGGCGCACTGCCATCCCACGGGCGCGAAGTGCGTCCGTGAGATCGTCGGCCACCTCTTGGCCTACGTCCGGGGCGAGAAAGCCAAGGCCCTCCAGCTCCAAATCTTCGACGGCGCGCGCAAGCCATGGGTCGCCGGTGCGTGCAGGTTGTTTGACTGATTTTGCGGGATGCCTGCCGCCCGACCATGACAGCGCCTTCTTGCGCTTGGGCTTGATTGTCATGGCTGGTCTGCCGTCATGCACGGGGCGCGCATATGGGGTGTTCGCCGACAAGATTGCATCGTCCGTGCCTGACGGTTCGACCACGTGCGACTTGCGCAAATCGCCCTTTTTGAACGGCACATTGCCTTGCCGCGTCGCGATTTCGCGCAACTTTTCAGCAACCTTGAGTGCAAGGGTTTGCAGCTTCATGACAGCACTTCGACCGCCAACCCACCGCCACCACCGCCGGGCTTTGCACGGCCATCAGCTGCGAGTGCCACGGCCCAGAACAAGTCACCGTGCCCCTCGTCATTGCGCTCGGCGTCATACTTGATCGACGTGCCGCTGGTGATCTTTTGGATCGAGTGCATTTGCGCCAGCACATCGGGATCATTGGGCAACAGCAGGCGGCGCTCCTCGGCCAGCTTGAGCACGTTCAGCGCCAGCTTGGACTTGCGTTGGGCCGAGAACCAGACGCCCTCGAAACGCTCGGGGCTGGCGGTATGCAGTTCCTCGGCCAGTTGCATTCCGAGGCCGGTCTTGTCCACTTTCCAGCTTTCGATATCGAGGCGTTCGTCGATCTGCTGGATCGTCATTTTCTGGGCATCGAATTTCATACCCTTGTGCAGCTCGTGGTGCATAAGTGCGAAACGGTCTTTCCACTTTTTGCCATCAACCTCCTGGCCAACGATAGCGATTGCAGTGCGGTCATTGATGCGCCCGACATCGACACCGCCGCGCAGACGTCCAAACTTGTGCGGCAAGATGCGTTCTTCGGTGAGCGAGTGCAGCAATTCCCAGGACAACAGCGCCGAGCCATTCTCTGCCCATTGGCACTCATAAAACATCGCCCAGCTTTCGCTGTCGAACAGCATGCGCAACTCGTCGAGGCCACCAGGCAACGGCATGCCCTGACTGATCGCGTCCTCGATGGTGATGGTCCTGCGCGACCAGTGGTCGTGCTTGTTCTTGTGGTTTGTCGCGATTTCCCAAAACAACGATCCGGGCAGGAACGGTGTCGAGAATACCGTCACGCGTCCGCCCATTGCCGTGATGGACGGGATCACCGCTGCCCATAGCATCCGCTGATTGCGCACCCATGCAAACTCGTCGAGCCAGACATCACCCGGCCAGCCCTGAGCTGTGCGAAAGTTGGTGGACATTGCCACGATATCGGTGCCCATGATGACGAGCTTGTTGGCCTTATCCTCGTCGATCAGGACACCGAGCCGCCCCGCATGATGGCGCACGTAGGCCAGGATGATTTGTGCTTGACGCTCAGATGCCGAAACCACGATCTGCGGACGCCCAGCCATCGCACCAAGGAGCACGGCAAGGCCCACCACGTAGGAGAAACCAATCTGACGCGCCTTGAGGATGATGCGAAACCGCCCGTCATCGTTCAAAAACTCGGTCTGATATCCATAGAGGCCATATTCTGGATCAAGGACGCGGGCGAGCGCCTCTGACGACATCGCGTTGGCAACGATTGGGCGGGGCTTAGGCTTGGGCGCTGATTTCTTCACCCGATCCAGTGATTTGGTGAGCATTGCGAGGCGCTGTGCCTGTGCATTGGTTGGATTTTTGACGCGGCTGAGCCGGTGGATTTGCGCCTCGATGCCGTCCCACGTCTCGCGCCGCTTGCGCAGATCGCTGGACCAATCGCCTTTCGATGCCCAGATGCGCACTGTTCGGTCGGAGCAGCCGATCTGGGCCGCGATTTCTGATGTGCTGTCACCCGCCATATATCGGGCAAGAGCATCCTCTTTTTGCGCTGGCGTGAAAGTTGCAGGGCGTCCAACCCGCCGAATAGTGTCTGGCGAGTCCTGAGAGGGCGCAGAACCCGTCAAGGATGTATTTTCTAGGCCAGTGTCGCCAAGTGGTGAACAATCATCACCAGAGAGGCTTATTGTGGAGCGATTGGCAGACGGCGGTTTTTTCATGTGATCAGGACCGCGCCAAGAGAGTGACCAGCTCATCCATGGATGAGGTCGGTGCAGAGCGCGCGATGGCCGTGCCGCCACCATCCGCCGCGAGGTGCGCCAACATCGGCATCAGCGCGCGGGCCTCTGCGGGGGTGATGATCCCGGCGTTGACCAACGCTGGCATATCTTCCGCGTCGTCCTTTGGCGGTGTCAGATCAAGCGGTCGGAACGCAACTTCGCCCTTCTCCAGCGCGGCTTCGGGGTTGCCGGGTGTCAGGTCTAGTTCGCGCAGGATTGGCCGGAGCTGATCCAGCATTCTGCGTCGTTTCGGCTTGAGGGTCAGGTTCTCGAAAATGAACAGCTGTCCCGCGACCTCGCCGCCACCGCCCAGTTGACCGGCGGTCACGATGCCGAGGATGCGCGGTGGTGCACCGTGTGCCACGGGTATGCGATCACGCGCAGCGTCGATCAGTTTGAGGAAATCGCCATCCTTCACGTCGGCGGTCAGGCGCTTGATATCGACTGATCCGTCCTCGCCCGATGTCATGATCAGCGTCCGGTGCGCGTTATCCATCCCCTGGTGCTCATTGCGAAAGAAGGATTGGATCGATCGCTTCTGGTCAGCGGATGGGGTCACGCCCTTGAACGTGATCGCATACTCGGGGATCGCATTGTTCTTGAAAAACGAGGCGTTGTAGCGCGTAGCGGCGTAAGCCAGCTCAAGCATCCCCTCGCACCCGATCCAAGTGGGCAGCGCGTATCGACGCCCCAGCGGGCAAGGCTCTTTCAGATGAACGATTTCACGAGCGGTAAACGTCACCTTGCGTGTGTCGCCGTTGGGCCTGCCGATCCGCTGGAGATAACCTTCACGAAAACAGCTCATCGTGATCGCTGGCAACCGACGCAATCCGATAATGCGCGTGCCGTCATCAGACCGGATTAATTGAAGGAACGCGTTGCCGTAGGTTTCGAGATCGAGGCCCAGCTGAACGAACAGTTCAGTGGCACCCGTGTCGCACAGCGCCTCGATCTTGGCGGCCTCGCCCAACAATCCCCCACCAAATGCACTTTCGGCTTTTACATGAACCGCACGGCTGTGCTCGGCACTGGCCCGGTACAACATCGCAAGATTGCGTGGTTCAATCGGCCAAAGAAATTCGCCGTCCAGGCCAACGTCGGCGCGGGATGTCAGCAAGCCGTCGATGTCGGATTTGTGAACAGAGACGGACATCCCGTCACCGGCCTTGCTCGGGCTGACGTCGGAGGCCTTATCGCGGTGATCGCTCGGGGGTTCATCTTTGCTCATAAGCAAAGAGATACATCGCAAAACGGGGCGGCAATATCCCTCTAAGCCATTGAAATGCCAGCACTGGCACAACCGGACGCCCCCCATCTGGCACGGTCCGAAACGATCAGGCAAGAGTAGTTTATCGAAAACGTCGCCAAACTGGCAGCGAGACAAAAATGGGGGGTGCCATGGCTTAGGTCGGGCCAAATCCCGAAACTTTGATGCCTGAGGAGGCCCTTGCATTGGCTAAGCTAAAAGACCTTTCGGTGAGCTTTCTGTCGCTGGTGTCAAAGCCCGCGACCGGCAAGGGTCTCACCCTCAAGGCTGCTGATGGCAAGCGGCCAGCTGCATTCGATCTGGTCGTGAAAAACGACGATATGCAGCGCGCGTTCGGCATCGTCTATGCGCCTGATCAAGAGGATGCGCACGGCGATACCGCCGACGCCCTGACGATCCGCCGCGCCGCCGCCGAGTTCATGCGTGAGGGTCGTCTCAAGAACATCGACACCGAACATTCATTTACGAACCAGATGGCGTTTGTTGCCGAAACTTGGCTCGTCAAAAAGAACGATCAGCTATTCCCCGATGAGCCTGAGGGGTCGTGGGCCGTAGGCATCCAGATCAACGATCCCGATCTGTGGGCGCAACTGAAATCGGGTGAGCTGACCGGGATTTCACTCGCCGGGATTGCGCGCCATGAGCCCGAGCCGGACGATCCCGGCCAGCAATATTACACCGAAAAAGACGCAGCACCCGGCTGGGCTGCCCGTCTCATCAAGGCGCTGACCGGCGCGACACCCCAAGAACCTGTCGAGGAGACTGAAATGAACAAGGATGAAGTCCAGGCACTGGTCGGCGAGACGCTCAAGTCCGTGCTGCCCGATGCCTTGAAAGACGCGATGAAAGCCGCCGTCGATCCGCCCGCCAAGGGCCAGCCAACCGAGGTGGAAAAGGCCGTAGCCGCCGCACTCAAGGCGGCTGGCTTTGAGCCGAAAGCACCTGTCGCCGATCTGGACAAGGATGCTCAGACCGAAATCGCCAAGGCTGTCGAGGCCGCTGTCCAGAAGGCAATCGGCACCAAGGTCGAGGATGCCGTCACCAAGGCGCTGGCAAAGGGTGCCACTGAAACCGATCCCGCATTGGGTGACACCGAGGAGAGCTTCGTATGACCTTTATCGTCTTGAAGGGCCAAAAGATCGACGACGTGGTCGCACTGGCCAAATCGCTGATCGGCCCCAACGATCTGGCAAACGGCGGCACCTTGACACCGCAGCGCGCCGACAAGCTGATTTCGATGATCTATGCCGATCCATTCTTGGCCAAGGTCAACACGGTGAAGATGACGCGCCTTGAGCGAAACATCGATGCGATCGATGTGGCGGCGCGCCAGCTGGTCCGTGTGCCGCAAGGTGAAGAGCCAAGCGATGGTCAGACGGCCAACGCTGGTGAATATGGTGCGGTCCTGCGCGCCTTGACCGTGCAGCTGTTCCCGACGCTGACTTTGGATTTCCTGCGCGAGAACAAGGACAATCCACAGCTTCTGCAAATGGTCGAGAAAGCGTTTGTCACACGGTTGCAGAACGATCTGGTCGATCTTGCCTTCAACGGGATCAACGATGATGGCGGTGGTGCCACGCAAGCCGAGAAGTTCCTGCGCCTGAACAAGGGCTGGCTCAAGATCGCCATGGACCACGCCGATGCGCCTAAGGTCGTGATTGATCCGGCAACAGACACCTGGAAGGCGTCCCTTGCACAAATCATGAACGCTGGCGACGAGCGGTGGCGTGCGCAATCAACTTTCGTCATGAACCTCGCGGACGCAGACGAATATGCGGCCGAGTTGGGTGCGCACGTGACCGGCACGGCGCTGACCGCCGAAAGCCCATTGCGCCGCTACAATGGCCTGCCCATCGAGGCCAACCCACGGATGCCGCGCGGAAAAGTCATGTTCACGCCGTTGATGAACCTTGCCCAGGGCATCCACACCGACGTGCAGCAGGACAAAGAGTACCACAAGCGTCGTCGTGTTCTTGAATACACGTTCGACATGGCCACCGATTTTGAGATCGCGGTCAAGCAAGCCTGCGTTCTCGGGCATCCCGGCGTCTAACACATGACCGAGGGGGCCGTCATCACACCGGCTGAGGTCAGAGCCTACGCAAACCTTCCAACGGAGGTGCCCGAGGCTTTGCTTGGCAGGCATATCGAGATCGCCAAGCGCGACCTTGAAAAGGCCAGCGGTGTGATGGTGGCCCCTGATGGTCATGCACAGGAATGGACCGAGGCGCTCACCGTGCGCGCCTTGGCCAGTGCCTTCCCCTGGCTGAACACCTTTGCGCTGGACGGCGCGGCCAAGGTCGGTCGGCTGGAAGGATCGGTCGAATATCGGTTCCTCGACGCCGAGGAAGTCGAGAAGAAATGCGAAATGCTGAACAACCGTTTCGACGAGCTGGTGGCCAAGATGGCACGTGCCGATGCGGATGATGAAACGCCAGATCAGGTGGGCCTCGGCATCACCTCGCTCATGGCAGTCTGAGGATGTCCAATGCGCCTGCGCACCCGCCTTTCGACTGAGCTGAAAGCCCGCCTTATGGTCTCGTTGCCCGAGGCAATCGCGACGGTGTGGGATCATGCCGCCGTTTTGGTGGTGATCGAACAGCTCAAGTTCACGCCTGCTGGCGGGGTGATGAACGATTGGGCATTGCTGACACAGTTCGAGGGTATCGTGCGTGCCGAATTGCGCGCCGACGGGCTCGATAGCTTTGTCGTTGAGCCGCTGATCGCGAACCTTGTGGCCGATCCGGTGTTTCTGGACTTTGACCCCACCGTCCAAGTCGATCAGCTGAGTGAGCGTGCCCGCGCCGTGCTGGTCGATTGGCGGGATACCGTTCGCGATCAACACGTCGCCAGCGCATTGCGGTTTACGGTGTCAGGGACGTTGGCCGCTTATGCTGGCCCGTTCAACCGCCCTCAGTTACTGGCCAGCGCGGCCCCTGAGATCGGCGCCAACCACGAGAGTTCCTATGCGCCTGTCATCGGCGGTGACGCATGAGCAATTTTGAAACCCAAGAGAATGACCGCCGCATCGCAAGCCTTGCCCAGATTGGGATCGTGCAAGAGGTGCAATATACCAACCCGCCGAAGGCGAAAGTGCGCTTTGGCACCCACGTTTCTGGCTGGTTGCGCATGGGCACGCGCCGCGCGGGCGATGCGCACGAGAGCTGGGCGTATAGCGTCGGTGAGGAGGTCTTGGTGATCTCGACATCCGGCAACATGGCGCGTGGCGTCATCGTGTGCGCGCTGGCCAATGGCACCAATGCGGCACAGGCGGCGGATGCGACGTTCAAAACCACATATCCAAGCGGCGTCGTGATCGAAGTTGCTGGCGGCGCGTTGAACATCACCGCACCCGGCAACGTGAACGTGTCAGGCGACGTGATCGCCAACGGTGTGAGCCTGATCAAGCACGTGCATGGGGGCATCGCTACTGGCCCGGCCGACACGGGTAAGCCGAAATGACCGTCGTGGGCCTCCACTCGAACACAGGACGCGCCATTGATGGCATGGATCACCTGCGCCAATCCGTGCGCGATATACTGATCACGCCCTTGGGATCGCGTGTCATGCGTCGTGATTACGGATCGGGTCTGTTCGAGCTGATCGATCAGAACCTGACACCGCTGACCTTGGCGCTGATCTATGCCGCCACTGTCGATGCCTTGCGCAAATGGGAGCCGCGCCTGCGCGTCACTCGCGTTCAGGCTGAGCCAATCCCCGAGGAGTTGGAAGCCGGTCGCATCGAGATCATCCTGGACGGCCAGTATTTGCCTGATGGTCAAGAAATCCGCCTTGATGGGGTGGTGCTATGAGCTTCACGGCAATCAACCTTGACCGCCTGCCACCGCCGCAGATCATCGAGCAACCTGATTTCGAGGCCATCTTTTCCGCCCGCAAGGCGCGACTAATCGAGCTTGCGCCGCATCTTGCCCCGGCGCTGGAGCTGGAGAGCGAGCCGCTGGTGCAATTCCTGCAAGCGGAGAGCTACCGTGAGCTGATCGTGCGCGCTGCCGTTCAGGACGCCGGGAAAGGTAATCTTTTGGCTTTCGCTGAGGGCGCGGTCCTCGATCACCTTGCCGCTTTCTATGGCGTTGCGCGCCAAGTGATCCAAGAGGCCGATGCCTCGGTGAGCCCGCCCATCGAAGAGATTATCGAGAGTAATGACCGGCTGCGCTCGCGGGTCCAGCTTGCGCCTGAGGGGTTCACCACGGCTGGCTCACTCGGCTCCTATACCTATTGGGCATTGAGTTCGTCGCCTTTCGTGAAGGATGTCGCGATCCTTGAGACGGCTACGCCGGGCGAGGTGCGCATCGTCGTTTTGTCAACGCAAGGTGATGGTGTGCCAGATGCTGCGTTGCTGTCGCAGGTCAATGCAAATACCGAGTCGCGCCGCCCGCTGACAGATCACGTGCTGATCGAGGCGGCTGGCGTTGAGAGCTACAACGTCACCGCGACCTTGACCCTTTACGACGGCCCGGATGCGGAGCTTGTGCGTGCCGCGTCGGTCGCGGCAGTCCAAGCGTTCGTCGATGAACATCACCGCCTCGGGCGCGATATCACTATCGCGGGACTGCATGCAGCACTTTACCGCGAGGGCGTTCAGAACGTCCACATCGCGTCACCCGTCGCCACCTTGGTGATCGCTGAGGATACAGCCGCCCAGTGCGCCCAGATCAACGTGAGCGTGGGGGGGCGTGATGTTTGATATCAAGCACCTCTTGCCGTCGAGTGCGTCACCCAGCGAACGTACCATCGAGACTGTCATGGTTGAACGCATCGCGGGGATCGATGCGCCTATCGCCCGGCTTTGGAATGTGGACACATGCCCCGTCAATTTGCTGCCTTGGATGGCATGGGCCTTTTCGGTCGAGGTCTGGGATCACAGATGGCCCGAAGCGGTCAAACGCAATTTGATCCGAGGCGCGGTCAAGGTGCATCGTTCTAAAGGGACCAAGGCGTCCGTGATCAAGGCGCTCGCGGTGGTTGGTATCGAGGGTAGCGTTTCCGAATGGTTCGAGCATGACGGCGCGCCGCATACGTTCCGGGTCGATGCGCTGATAGACGAAGTGTTTGCCGCCGGTTTCACGGTCAGCCCCCGGCTGGTGGCTGAGGTTGAGCGCGTGATTGGTCACGTCAAGCCCGTGCGCGCGCATTACGATCTGCGCCTCGGTGAGCGTGTGCGATCCACCTGTTTTGTCCGCTCCGGCGTTCGCCAGAGCGCCAAGGGCACCGCGTCGATCACCCCGACGTCCCCGACGTTTCAGATCATCGCGACCGCCCGCGCAGCAACAGGTCTGCGCGAGCGGTCGGTTGATCGCGCCGCCTTCACCCCCATCGAAAGGAGTGCCGCCTGATGGCTGACACCGCCCTGATCACCGATATCGGTCTTAACAAGATCGCCACTGCCGCTGGCGGTGCGTCCGCTGTCGCCATCACCCACGTCGCATTGGGTAACGGCAATGGTGCGGCCTATCAGCCGACCTTTTCCCAGACCGCATTGAAAGGCGAGGTCATCCGACGCGCTATTGATCAACGCGTTCAGATCAATCCGAAGACCTGGCTGATCCGCGCGAGTTTCGCCGCCGATATCGTGCCCACGATGCAGGTGCGCGAGATCGGGTTTTTTGACGTCTCCGGCAGTCTGATCGTGGTCGTGGCAGGCGCGACGTTCCAGCCGCGCGCACTGGGTGGGTTTGACTACATCCTCGAACAGCCACTTAATTTCGACCGTGCGGCAGAGGGCGTGATCATCGTCACCGCCCCCGATTGGGAGCTGTTCGATCATGCCGTCATCGACCTTGAAACCCACGCGATCATTGCCGCCGAGCAGTTCGATCAGCGATTGCTGATCCGCGATCTGCAAGCCGCCACCAACTCAGGAGACCCGACATGAGCATCACAGACATCAACAACGCAGCCGCCGCGCAGAACGGCGTGACGGCCCGCATGAACGCCTTTCTGGACAACATCGACGCGGACATTGCGACCAAGCAAGCGGCCTACGCGGCGCTCGCGGGAAACCTCAAAGGCGTCGTGGCCACTTCGATGAACTTCGTAGCTTACGTCAACCCGGGACAGGCCAACCCCACCAACGTCAACGGCGGCACCTTTACCACCATCGCTGCTGCAGTAAACGCGGCCCCGTTCGGGGCATCCGTCACCGCGCATCTTGCCGCTGGCGGCACCCATTTCGTACCCGATAGCATCGACCTGAGAAACCGGCGGGTGAAGCTGGTTAAGCACGGCGCGGGTGATGCTCCGGTCGTGTATCACACGTGCGGTTTTACCGGCGTGCATAATGCCATCTACGGCTTCCAATCACTCAACGGCGGATCGTTGCGGGCAGAGGGCATCGCCTTCTTCATGGAAGATAAAGTCAATGCAGGCGCGCCATGGTCGAACACGTCTTGCGTGATGGAATACGCGACTGGCGGTAACATCACTGCTGAATTGTCTGGTTGCACCGTCACCGGCCACACAGGGCAGCGTTTTACAGCGGTACTTACGGGCGGGCAGGTTCGTCTCGCTCTACGCAGCACGACCTTCGACGGGCCAATTTACGCGGTAGGCTCATGCAGTGGCGGCCTCACCTTCATCTCACAAAGCGCCCCAACACTTTTGAACGGTGCGCAGCTGGCTGATGGCGGCACCCTCGGCACCAACCTTTTTTTGAATTGAGGTAGATCATGCTTTTCGACATCACACACGAGGGCCGCGCGACCAGCCGTGTCAGTCGCGCCGAGGCGGTCGAGCTGGGCTATCCCGGCGACGTCATCGCAACGGCGCTCAAGGCCGCCGCGTTGCATCAGGTCACGCAGTTCGCCGAAACCTACCGGGCGCGCATCGCCAGCCAGTCGGCAGGCAAGCTGGCCGAATACCGCTTCAAGGAAGAGATCGCCCGTGATCCGGCCAGCGCGTCCGAGGCGGAGCTGGCGCTATTGTCACGCGAGGCAAAGGCGCGCGGCACCAACCGCACAGGGTTGATCGGCATGATCAGCGCACGCGCCGCCGCCTACCGCCAGATCGCCCTGCTGATCGGCGTGATCGAGGCCGAGACCGGCGCTGCCATCGCGGCAGTGGCGGACGACGCGGACGATATCGAGACCCAAATCATCACAACGCTTGGTGCCGCGAAGGCCCAAGCCGAAACGGCCTTTTCCGAGGCCCTTGCCCTGATCAACGGAGGTTCCTGATCATGCCCGAGAAATTCCTACATGGCGTCGAGGTTGTCGAGATTGACACCGGCACACGCCCAATCCGCACCGTCCGCTCCTCGGTCATTGGCCTTGTCGGCACCGCACCTGATGCCGATGCCGCCAAATTCCCGCTGAATACGCCCGTCCTGGTCGCGGGCAAGCGTTCGGATGCGGCTGGCCTTGGCGTGAGTGGCACCTTGGCACCGGCCATCGACGACATCTTTGACCAGATCGGGGCTGTGGTTGTCGTGATCCGCGTCGAGGAAGGTGTCGATGGAGCTGCCACATTGAGCAACATCATCGGCGGCACGGACAACGACACCGGACAACCATTGGGCTTGCAAGCCCTGCTGTCCGCCGAAAGCGTCGTCAAGGTTGCACCGCGCCTGATAGTCGTGCCCGAGTTCACTCAAGAGCAGGCGGTCGTGTCCGAGCTGGTCGCAATTGCGACTAAACTGCGCGCTATCATCATCGCCGATGGTCCAAATTCAACCGACGTGGACGCGATTACCTACCGCGAGAGTTTCGGGTCGGATCGTATCTATCTGGTCGATCCATGGGTGAAGGTGTTCGACACCCTGACGAGCACAGAAATTGTGCGCCCTGCATCGGCCCGTGTGGCTGGTGTAATTGCCAAATCAGATGCCGAGCGCGGGTTCTGGCATTCCCCATCGAACCGTCTGATCGACGGCATCACAGGCACGGCGCGCCCGGTCGATTTCACCTTGGGCGATGCGACATCGCGCGCCAATATCCTCAACGAAAACGAGGTCACCACAATCATCCAGCGTGATGGCTATCGCCTTTGGGGCAACCGCAGTCTGTCTGCCGATCCGAAATGGGCCATGATCAAGCGCCGTCGTGTTGCCGATATGATCGGCGAAAGCATCCTGCAAGGCCACTTCTACGCTGTGGACCGCAACGCCGACCGTTCATATTTCGAGAACGTCGTCGACAGTGTGAACGCCTATGGCCAGCGCATGGTGAATGTCGGCGCATTGGTCGGCTTCAAGTGCTGGGCCGACGACGAGTTGAACACGCCCGAGGCGCTGGAAGATGGCAAGGTCTATTTCAACTACGATTGGGTCGAGACGCCCACCGCCGAGCACATCACTTTCCGCTCCATGATCAACAATGGCTACCTGACCGAGGTTCTGCCAAACGCCTAAGGAGGGCGACCAAATGAGAGATATTCTCCAATATATGGGCCTGTTCGTCGATGGGCGGGGCTATTTCGGCGAGGCCAAGAAGGTCGAGCTGCCCAAGCTGACGATGGCCACCCGCGAATTTCAGGCATCGGGTATGTCTGGGCCGATCAAGGTGCGCCTGAGCCGCTTGGCAAATGCGCTTGAGATGAAGCTGACGTTCGATGCCGTGCCGAAAGACCTGTTCGACCTGTTCTCGGTGTCCGAGGGCGAGGAGTTTCCGTTCCGCATCAAAGGATCAATGCAGGGAGCAGATGGCGTCACTGTCGCGCACGAGATCATCGCGCGTGGTTTCATTGAGGAGTTCGATGAAGGGTCATGGGAGGATGGTGCCGAGGCACCGCTTATGCAGACCGTCAGTCTGCGCCACTATGAGCGCCATATCGATGGTGTCGAAAAGTGGGTCGTCAATCCCGAGGGCATGATCATCCGTCGTAACGGCATCGACCTGCTGGCCCCCCACCGGGCTAATATTGGCCGGTAACGCGACCGACACGGACCCGATCCGCCGCACCTAAGCGCGCGGATCGGACGTCCATAGACTTCCATAACCTTCCAATCTGAAAGGACCATCACCATGGCTCAGAAAAACACAATCGTGCACACATTGATTTACCCCGGCACCTACGGTGGCGTCGAGATGAAAGAGGTCGAGATGCGCCGCCCGCGCGGTGCCGATATGCGCAAGGCGCTGAACATGAAAGGCGCTGGCGAGATCACCACCAGTATGATCGTGAACCTTGCCGAAGTTTCGCCACAGGTCGTCGATGAGCTGGATGGCGAGGACTTCATGGCGCTGTCCGTGATCGTGGGAAACTTTATGGGCAAGCAAAGCGATGGGACGCCCGAAGCTACCGCGCTGTAACCCTGTTTCTGGGTCGTCACTTCCATTGGCGACCCAGCGATTGCGACGATATGCCGATTGATGAGCTGGCGGCATATTTCGAGGACGCCAAGAAATTCCTCAAAATTGAAGGTGAAGCCAAATGATCCCGTCCATCGGTGTTGATGTCCTCGTCAGCTTGGCTGACCAGATCACCGCACCGTTGCGGGATGTAGAGAGCACCATCTCTAAGGCCAGCGACCGGATGAATGACCGCTTGAAGCTATCGATGAAGCTGGCTGGCGCGGGCGCGGTCGCTGGCGTTGTTGCAGCTGGTGCCCGCAGAATGGTGACCGGCTTCACAGACAGCATCCGCGAAGTCGAGCGCGCCAAGGGTGAGCTGGCAACGTTGGGCGTGCGCGACCTTGAGGTGGTGACGCGCCGCGCCCGTGAAATGCAGATGCAGCTGGCAGGGGTCACGGCGGATGCGTTCGTGCGAGCATCGTATGACATCAAATCGGGTATCAGCTCGCTCACAGACGAGGGCGTGGCAGATATGACCGCCGCCGCAATGTGGACAGCCAAGGCCACGCGCGGCATTCCCGAGCAAATGACCAGCCTGTTCGCCACGTCATACGGCATCTTCAAAGACCAATACGCGATTATGAGCGATGCCGATTTCGGGAACATGTTCGGCGCTGCCTTATCGGCATCTGTCCAGCAATTCAAAACCGATGGCGCGGCGATGCAACAAGCTATCGAAAGCGCCGGTGCCGGTGCTGTCAACCTTGGGATGGAGATGACCGAGCAGCTAGCCCTGCTGGGCATGATGCAACAGACCATGCAGGCGGGCGAGGCTGGCACGGCGTTGCGGGCGTTCGCGACCAACGCGGCCAAAGCCCACGCGGGTTTCGCCGAGCTGGCCACGGACAGCGCCAATCCCATCGTTGTGCGCATCTTGGATGAGGGTGGCCGATTGCGGGCCATGCCTGACATCCTGTCGGACCTGAAGACGCGCTATGGCGAGACTTTGGATGCGTTCGAGGCTGCTGAGATCAAAGAGGCGTTCGGCACCGACGAGGCTATGAAGATGATAAATGCCCTATACGGCCAAGAGGCGGCGGTGCGCGCCAACGCTCAGGCACTTGAGGATGCCGCTGCGCAGGGTGCTGATTTCACTGAGCAGATGGCACGCGCCGCTGATAACAACTGGGACGCCACCATGGTTCTCATGGCCCAGCGGATGAACGTGCTACAGCAGATGATTGGTGAACGACTGTTGCCCGTGGTTCAGCGTCTCATACCCTATATAGATGCATTCATTACCAAGGCATTCGATTGGATCGACGCCAACCCCGAGCTGATCACCGGGATCGGCATGGTTGTCGTTGGTTTGGGCGCTTTTTTAGCGGTCGCCGCACCGATCCTGCTGGCGACATCTTCGATGGTGGCCGGTTGGGCGACGATTAGCTACGCCGCGACCCGGCTTGGTATCACATTGCTCAGCCTTCCGCGTGGTCTGCTGGCCCTCCTGAACCCGATGAAGCTGATCAGGGGCGCGCTTTTTGCATTGCGGTTCGCGTTAATCTCTACGGGGATTGGTGCAATCGTCGTGGGCATCGCAATGGCTGGTGCATGGATTTATAAGAATTGGTCTGGCCTCAAGGCTTTTTTCCAAGGGTTTGGTAAGGCATTCATGGCAGCACTTGGGCCAGTCGGTCCGGTCATATCCAACATCGCGGGTGCAATCGGGGATCTGATCAGCTGGATCGGTAACCTGTTCGGCCCACTCGATGCCAGTGCTGCGCAGTGGCAGGCATGGGGCGAGAACGCTGGCCGCGTCGTGGGCGATATGGTTGCCAAGATCGATGATATTTTTCGCGCGATCACTTCATTCGACTGGTCGAGCTTGCTGACATTAGACGGACTGCGCGCCGCATGGGCGGGCATCGTCAGGTTCGTAGCCGATGCGGGCGCGCGCATCTGGGATGCGATCATTGGCGTCGAGTGGTCGAAATACCTGCCGTTGGATGCGCTGGCTTCGGCTTGGGCTGCCGTCACCGGATTTCTCGGCAGAGTTTTGGGTAGCATCTGGAATGCGCTCAGCCCGTTGTCTTGGTTAGGCATCATCAAATCTGATGACTTGGCCGGTGCTTGGGCCACTGTAACTGGCTTGCTCGCGGGGTTCTCATGGGCCGCATTTATCAATCCATTGTCGTGGGCAAGCTGGGTGAGCGAAAAGCTTGATCTAAAGGCTTGGGTGGATGGATTTGCTTGGACGGACCTCATCGATCCGTTCGGTTGGGGTGCATGGGTCTCGGATCGGCTTGATCTGGCGTCATGGGTGGAAGGATTTGCCTGGTCTGCGTTCATCGCGCCATTCGCTTGGGGTGCGTGGGTGTCGGATCGCATTGATCTGGCATCGTGGGTGGAAGGATTTGCCTGGTCTGCGTTCATCGCGCCTTTCGCTTGGGGTGCGTGGGTGTCGGATCGCATTGATCTGGCATCATGGGTCGAGGGATTTGCTTGGTCCGCGTTCATCGCACCGTTCGCTTGGGGCGCATGGGTTTCGGATCGCCTTGATCTGGCATCGTGGGTAGAAGGATTTGCATGGGCCGCGTTCATCGCGCCATTCGCTTGGGGTGCGTGGGTGTCAGATCGTCTTGATCTAGCCGCATGGATTGAGGATTTCTCGTGGTCTGACGTGATTGGCACCCTGCCCATCGCAAATTGGTTGCAATTCTCATGGGCTGATGTGCTGCCCGCTTGGGATTGGTCGAGCGTTATCCCGGACCTGCCAGACCTAAAATCACTCTTTTCCGATGCTGGTGAGACCATCGATGTGCGCCTCGAAAGCCGGGCAACGGCTGGCATTGGTGAGTGGGATCGCGGCCTCGCGCTTGTCGATGAATACCGCCAGGGCCTCGTCGATCTTGGCGACGTTCAAGCCGAGCTGGCAGCCAAAGTTGCCACTGAGGAGGGGCAATGGAATTGGTCTAACGACGTCGAGCGCGCAGCTGAGATGCTCTCGTTGCTGGAGCAGATCAATGCTGCAAGCACGGCATCATCGCCTCGTATCGAGAACCCGGAAAGCCTACTTGAAGCGGCTCAGGCCGCAAACCAGCTGGAAACGCAGCTGCCTGCAATTAGTGCAGCCGCCGCCGAGGCCCTAGCAGCTGTCCGCAGTGTTCTCGCGGGTATGATGGACGCGATCCGTTCGGTCGATATGACGTCCGAAGGCGCGCGCATCACACAGTCAATTGCGAACGGGATGCTGTCACAGGTCGCGAGTGTGCGCGCCGCTGCCAACCAGATCGCCGCGACCATCCGCAACGCACTGCCCGGCAACGCCAGCGTCAATGTCGCGCTGGCCGCAGTGCCAAACGCGCCAGTCCAAGCGCGCGCCGCAGGCGGCGCTTTTGGCCGTGGTTGGCTGTTGACCGGCGAGGAAGGCCCTGAGCTTGAGTATCGAAACGAGGGCGGCTTTATCGCACACAATCGTGCGCTTAAGGGCATGGTTGCGCTGGCGAGCCGTGCGCGTGAGCTGGCGCAAGATATCGGCTTCGGCGGCGGCTATGACGCCGCACCTGTGCCCGTCATGGCAAACGTCGCATCCGCAGGTGGCGCAGGGTCGCGCGGTCAGGCGATCAGCTTTGCGCCTCAGTTCAACATGCCGCTCAGCTTTGCGCCTGGTGTTGATATGGCCGAGGTGCGCGCGACCGTGCGGGCCGAGATGATGGATGCCGAGGAGCGTTCGCAGGTCGCAATGAGGAGTGTTTTGCATGACAGTTAAAGTGATGATGATGATGGGGCCTTACCCATTCATGCTGGACACCGCAGCCTATCAACAGATCAAGCGGGTCTCGACCTATCGCTGGGCCGAACAGGACCGCATTGGCCGCAAGCCCGGTCAGCAGTATGTCGGCCCAGGGGCCGATCAGATTACCCTCCAAGGTGAAATTCTGCCCAATTGGAGAGGCGGTAATCACCAACTTGACCTTATGCGCGCGCAAGCCGGACGGGGTAGGCCGATGATGCTACTGGAGGGGCACGGTGGTTATGTCCTGGGAGATTGGGTGATCCTTAAGATCGAGGAAACCGGCACCGAGCTTGAGGCCAACGGCGCGGCGCACGTGATCTCGTTTTCCATCACATTAAAGGAGTATGGTGGAGACCAAGGCGGTTTCGGTGGGTTTGGTCTCGCTGTCGCGGCGCTTTCCACCTTGGCGAGGCTGGTATGATCTATCGCACCAAAGACGGCGACGTGCTCGACCATGTGTGCGCCAAGCATTACGGCGATGCACCATACCGCGTCGAGGACGTCCTCGACGCCAATCCCGGCCTTGCTACCCATGGGCCGGTCATGCCGTCTGGGCTGCTCATCACACTACCTGTCGCCGCCAAAGGTGCTCAGGAACGCCCCACAATTCGGCTTTGGGATTGATCGCATGACCCCAGATTTCAAAGTTATCGCAGATGGTGTGAACATCACCAGCCAGATCAAGGATCGCCTCTTGAACCTCACGGTCACGGATGAAGCCGGTTACAAGTCCGACACGGTGGAGATCACGCTTGATGACCGCGATAATGCAATCGAGCTGCCTTCGCCCGGTGCCCCGTTGATCGTCTTTATGGGCTATAAGGAGACCTTCCTAGCCCCTATGGGCATATTCACCGCTGATGAGGTCGGAGCGAAGGGGCCACCGGATCGGGTAATTATCCGAGGCAAAGCCGTGAACCTTGGTGGGCCGATCAAGGAGCAGAAAACTCGTAGCTGGGATGAAAAGACCATTGAGGAGATTATCGTTAAGATTGCCGGTGAGCACAGCCTAGAGCCAAAAGTTGCCGAGGCGCTCAAGCCATTCGTCTATGAGCACCTCGATCAGACTGACGAGAGCGATATCAATTTTCTGACCCGTATAGGTCGAGATCATGATGCCATCGCCACGGTCAAAGGCGAGGCCCTACTGTTCATCGCCAAGGGCGAAAGCACTACGGCCAGCGGCCGTCCGATGATCCCGCACACGATCACCAAATCCGGCAAGCTGTCCTGGTCGATGAATTTTGCAACGCGCGGCAATTTCAATTCAGTAGAGGCCAACTGGCACAATGAGGCGACAGGCGAGAAAGAGACAGTGACGGCGGGCGAGGGATCGCCGGTCAAGAAGCTGCGCCACGCCCACAGCACTCAAGTAGAGGCAGAGGGCGCGGCCAAGGCCAAACTCACCGAATTGAAGCGCGGCGATCACACCCTCAGCATCACTATGCAAGGTGATCCGCTCGTCATCTCTGGAGGTCAGATCGTCGCGTTGGGTTTCCGAATTGGAGTGGCTGGCATATGGTCGATCAAGAGCGCGCGGCACATGATCGACGGCGGCGGCTTTTCAACGGAAATCGATACCGAAAAACCAAACTAA